TGTTTTTTATCCTATTTGGCATCATCAGTTTGATGATCTTATTGTACTTAAAAACAACCAAGGAACAGAAGAAACCCGAGTCCGTCATATGGATTATGGGGTTGTGCTTAGTGCTTTCTTCTGGAGAAGATTCAAAAACAAACAAGACATAACATTCTTTGATCCGAATGAAGTTCCTGATCTTTATCAAGCGTTCTATAGTAATACGGAACTATTTGAAGAACTGTATGTAAAATACGAACGGCAATCAGGCCTGCGTACAAAAACCATGAGTGCTGAAGAAGTATTCAAGAGTGGCATTTTGAAAGAGCGTACAGATACAGGACGTATCTATCTTGTATTCATTGACAATGTAATGAAGCAAGGCCCGTTTGATCCAGAGTATCATACGATTTACCAGAGTAACCTTTGCTGTGAGATTCTTCTTCCTACTAAATCTTTTAAACGTCTTGATGACCCTGACGGTCGTATTGCTTTATGTACGCTCGGAAGCATTAACTGGGGTGCATTCCGCAATCCTGAAGATATGCGTAGGGCTTGTCGTATTCTACACCGTAGCCTCAATAACATATTGGACTATCAAGACTTTTTAAGTATCCAAAGTAAACTAAGCAACGATGAGATTCGCCCATTGGGAATTGGCATTACAAACTTAGCATACTGGCACGCCAAGCGAAGCCTCAAGTACGGAGAGCGAGACTCCTTGGCTGAAGTCAAGACGTGGATGGAACATCAAGCCTACTACCTAACTGAAGCTTCAGTTGAACTGGCCAAAGAACGTGGCAAGTGTGAAGGCAGTGACAGAACACGCTACGGCCAAGGCACATTCCCGTGGGAACTACGTGCTAATGGCGTTAATGAATTAGCAAATTTCGCTCCAGAACTTGATTGGGAAACTCTACGTACGAACATGAAAGAACACGGTGTTCGCAATGCTACACAAATGGCGGTAGCACCTGTAGAGTCTAGCTCAGTTGTTATCAACAGTACAAATGGTATTGAAATGCCAATGAGCTTAATCAGTACCAAAGAAAGCAAAGCCGGTTCATTTACACAAGTTGTTCCTGAGTATGCTAAACTAAAGAACAAGTATCAACTAATGTGGGAACAAAAAGACTGCGATGGTTATTTAAAGACAGCCAGTGTTATTGCCGCTTATGTTGATCAAAGCATTAGCACTAACACATTCTATAATCCAGCGCATTTTGCCGATAGAAGAGTTCCAGTAACATTGATAGCCAAGAACTTAATGCAAGCTCACTATTGGGGCTTAAAGACGTTCTACTATAGCTTGATTAACAAAGCAGGCAGTAAAGCAGTTGAAGAACAACAACCTGATAATGTTATCAGTTTGAATTTTAATCAAGAAGAATTTGATGATGACTGTGAAAGTTGTAAACTTTAAGGAATCGATATGTTAAAAGACAGAAGAGTATTATTAGAACACGATATCAAAACAGCACACGACCGTGCCGCAGAGATGTATTTAGATATTGTGGTAAACAACGGCGATGTTCACAGTGAAGAGTATCAACGGTTACGAGATCGAATCTCTAAGTTGGAGTTTGATCTCAACATGGTTAATCAATTAATTCACAAAGGACATCAATGAGTAAACAACAATACAATTTAAACACAAAAACAGATTATCTAAACCGTAAGATGTTTCTGGATACAGCGGGCCCGGTAACTATCCAACGATTTGAAGAAGTAAAGTACAGCAAGATTGCTGACTTTGAAACAACGGCACGGGGATTCTTTTGGGTACCGGAAGAGATTAGTTTAACTAAAGATTCCAATGATTTCAAAGATGCCAGCAATGCAGTAAAACATATCTTCACCAGCAACCTGCTACGTCAAACAGCATTGGATAGCTTACAAGGTCGTGCACCAAGTCAAGTATTCACGCCTGTAGTATCATTGCCTGAACTAGAAGCATTGATTTACAACTGGAGTTTCTTCGAAACTAACATTCACAGTCGTAGCTACAGTCACATCATTCGTAATATCTATAACGTACCCAAGGATGTGTTTAACACTATCCACGACACTAAAGAAATTGTAGACATGGCCAGTTCGGTGGGCAACTACTATGACAAGTTACATCGAATTAACTGCATGAAAGAAATAGACGGATCAGTTAATGAGAAGGAACACATTAAAGCAATATACATGGCATTACACGCCAGTTACGCATTGGAAGCATTCCGCTTTATGGTATCATTCGCTACATCGTTGGCAATGGTCGAGAACAAACTCTTTATTGGCAACGGCAATATTATTAGCTTGATTCTGCAAGACGAACTATTGCACAAAGGTTGGACTGCCTTCTTAATCAATCAGGTTGTTAAAGAAGATCAACGATTTGCTGCCATTAAAGGAGAATGTGAACAAGAAGTATATCAATTGTACATGGATGTTATTCGTGAAGAAAAAGCCTGGGCAGACTATTTGTTTAACAAAGGACCAGTGATTGGTTTGAACGCTGCCATTTTGAAAGAGTTTGTTGATTATACAGCAGTCAACGCATTAAAGGATATTGGTATTAAATATTTAAGTCCTGCGCCGAAGTCAACTCCTATACCGTGGTTTAACAAGCACAGTGACACTAGTAAAAAACAAACAGCATTACAAGAAAGCGAAAGCACCAATTATGTTATTGGTGTAATGAGCGACAGCATTGACTACGATGCTTTACCTGTACTATAATATATTATGAAAATAAACGAAGTAACAACATCTCAAATCAACGACAAATGGTTTGAGCAAGGCAGCTTTAACACATTTAAAAAGCCGGCTAAAGAAAAGTATGAGATTGCTCAACAAGCAGGCACAGTTCAAACATTAGAAGGTCCTGTTAATTATCAAGCAGGTCATTATATTATGACTGGACCAAAAGGCGAGCAATATCCTATTACTCCAGAGAAGTTTCACAGTCTTAAAGATGACCTGGGTAATGGCATTGCCGCACCCAAGAAGATTCCCAAGGTAGCTAAACTTGCTGATCATGATGGTGTTATACATACATCATGGGGCGACTTAAACTATACCGCAGGCAATGATTATATTGTCAGACACGGCGCCAATGACTACGGTGCAGTAAAGAAAGATATCTTTGCTCAAACTTACGATACAACAGGTGTCTAATGCAAGTAAGAGTAAAAGAACAACAAGAAGAATTCGGCGCCTGTGGTTGCGGTAGAAGCCCAACTGGTAAATGTATTGGTTGGCACGGTCTAACTGAAGAACAATATCAGTCAGCGTTATACGAATACGAAAAGAATTTATTTGAGGATAAAGAGTGAAAATAGAAATTTATACAAAGGATGCATGTCCTTATTGCGTACAAGCAAAAAACTTAATGAAAAGTAAAGGCTGGGAATTTACTGAGCATTACATTAGCGCAACAACAAGAGAAACATTGTTAGAACAACTGGCAACAAGATTGGGTACACCACCACGCACAGTACCCCAAATCTTTATTGATGATCGGGCCATTGGCGGCTATACTGATCTAGTGGAGTGGGTAAAAAGTAATTAATATGTTAAAAGAAAATAGAATCGGTCATACCGTAAGTATGAAATTAACCAGCGGCGACGAAGTTGTTGGTAAAGTATCTGGACAAACAGCAGAAGGTCTTACTATTAGTAAACCTGTTATTTTAGCTGCCAGCAGAGAAGGACTTCAAATGGTTCCTTTTATGATGACTGCGAACCCTGACAGTGACTTTTTGTTTAAGGCACATAATATCATGTGTGTTGCTACAACATCTGATCAAGTAGCAGATGCTTATCTTGAAAGCACAACTGGCATTAAGCCGGTTAGAAATTCCAGCAGTATCATAGTTTAATATGCCACAAGTACATAGACTAACAGACGACAATACAGCAGGGGCACCCATAGTAAGTACGGTGCAAACCACAGTATACGCAAATAATCTGTTGGTTGGTGTAGACGGCAGTCCTGTTGCCGGTCACGGCCCAGGCGTTCATGCAGGACCATTGACTGCCAATGGATCAACTGATGTTTACATTGAAAATATACCGGTTAATAGAAAAGGTGATCCCGACACCTGCGGACATCCTAGGAATATTGGCAGCCCAGATGTTTATGCTAATGGCGGTTAAATACTAGGTAAATACTAGTATGGCAACATTACCTCCAATTAACACCAGCGCATTAAAAGTCACATTCCCAGCGAACTTACCTAGAAACGAAAAAGATCTCATATGTATGCTCTTAGCAGGGCGTCTTAAAGACTTGTGGAATGGTAAGTTAATATGTGCTCAATTAGCCATTGACGATTTAATAAAAGACGTAACAGGGGTTTCTGGCCTAGGCGCATTACGTGACGGATTAGTCAAAGTTAAATCGTCATTGAATGATATGCGGCGTGCCAGTGGATATGATAAGATCTTAGGCAAAGTCAATTCAGCATTAGGTCAAGTAAATCAAGTTTTTAGTTTAGGCGGACTATGTCCGAGTCCAGTTCAAGCCCCTAAGATTCCCGATATACTATCTACTCTTAATCAAAATTTATTCGGTCAGGCAAATGGCATTCTTAATGCACTAGCACAAGCCAGCAATCCCAAAGTTTGTTTAGGTGGCGGCCCAAAAGGTTTCAGTCTAGACTGGAGCAAAGTAACTGGCGACTTAAAATTATTAAAAGGTGCAATTAATCAATTTAAATCTAATCCTGCAGGATTTAAAAGTGTAATGGATGGTTTTGAACAAAATTTAAAAAATCAATCTAAGAGATTAAATTCAGAAATTACAAGATTAGAAAAAAATCTATCAGATCCATTGGGCATAAATGATACAAAAAATACAGTAGGCGCTATTAAACGAGTTAAATCAGTCACCGACGATTATCCAGTCAAAGATCGTAACGGCGTTGAGTATAAAAATCCAACCAGAATGATGATACCAGGAGAAGTGGACTATGTATTAGACAGAACTGATCCCATATATACAACACCAATAAAATATGTTACTACACCGATATTAGATTATTGTGGTAACATAATAGGCTATGAGAAGAAAATCGTAACTGGTGACCCGACTTACACTGGCTGGGATCCTAACAATGATTCAGTGAATGCTAACACACCAACAGAAAATCCTTTAGCAACATCAAAACAATATGATTTCACATTTATCGAAGAAAACGGAACAATCAATGTATATGATAATGAGAATAAAAAAGTATCATCTATAGCATTGAATCGTGGCAAGCATTATCGATTTGGGTTAAAGCTGACAAGCAAAAAGATTAAAATTTATAAAGAAGATAGATCAGTATGGTACAATGGATTAACATTGACCAAAGAACCAGACTATGGAAAAGGATTTGAAATAGTTGCAGTAGATACAACTACCAAATTATTTGGTGTTGAATTTGATTGGGCAGTTAATATAGAAAATCCAGTTACACCAAATAAATTATATTGGGCAGCTGATTCTAGTCTTAAAGGAACTATTAATATTTCTGGAATAACACAGATACCAGAAGACGATAAAACGTATGATATATCCATGGCCGCTAAAAAGGCTTGGATGCATTTGTACAAAAAGACAATAAATATCCCAACTGGCGGATCTATAAGTCATGAAGCAACATATGTAAAAAGAAGATACAATATGTCTGCAAATATTATCGCACCTAGCGGACAGTGGTCAAAATCTGCAACATTAACATATGGCTCAGGATATACAGTTTTAGACGACGACGAAACAATCAATGATAATGGCGACTTTGTAATAGGTAATAAGATTTCGAGATGGGTGATTCTGTTGTCCACTGTGCCATTAAGATACCTTGTTATTAAAAAATATTATAATGAAACTGCAGGAATGAAAATAAATCAAGTATCATGCTACATTGCAGATTCTTTACTGCCTGACCCAACTTATTTCGAGTCGTTAGTTTCATTGAATTATGATGAACCAATAGAAGTATTAAACGATATAACATTGCCCTATACAGATTTTAATGAATATAAATTAGTATTACTAACCAATGGTGTTTTACCGACTGATGGAAAATTAACAAATAATGATGAATTCAAAATAGAATTATTAACAGAAGGGGCTGATAAATTCTTTGTTATAAATCTTACTACAAACCGTGAACATTCTTTAAACAGCTTACCTGTAAATGAATTCATCTTTACTAGTAAAATAAAATTTGATCCAAATGATCACAGCAGAAATTTTGTCAATTCAGATCCCCGGGAGGAACGAACATATATGTATTTTAAAGGCGATAACGGCTTCAAAGTTGAATGTACTATTGATTACTTAGATGACGCTAGCGATAGCGCAGAAATAACAACACCAACGGATAATACTGTAACCAATACTCCTTCTCGGAGTTCTAGTCTAGGCTATTCAATGGTATTCGGAGGATAATATGGCACAATTACCAAATTTAATAAATGCAAGTGTAATAAACGGAAAAAGTAATTACATAAAACAAACAACTGAAGTTGTAGAAATTTTATCAAATCCCAAAGGTTCTGGTAAGGTATTGAAAGTAAACTCACTGTCTATCAAATTTACTGCTCAACGTAGTGGTCAAATTTATATAGTAAATGATCAACACCCCAACTTGACTTTTATGTATGATGAATTTAGACATAATACCGATGATGTCGTACATCGCTGGAAAGTTATAAATCGTAATGAAATGTTTTATTTGCAAGAAGGCGATACTATGAAATTCAGAGGTAACGTCGGTTCTAGTGGGTATAATGATGCTTTCATTACCATTGGCTACGAAGAAATCAGTTAATTGGTAAACTGATATTTGACACTAATTGAGTTTTCCTTTATACTAACAAAGTAAAGGAAAATCTTATGCTAAAACCAATAGCCAAATTCCTTACCAAAATTGGTAGGCAGCGAATCATTTTAGACAGGGAAAGTAACGAACCTTATTTGGAACGTTACTATGTATTTCTCAAAGACAGAAAATGGTTTCCATTTAATATTTTTTTACACAAGTTCTTAAAGAGCGATCCTGACGATGTTCATGATCATCCGTGGTCTTATGCTACTCTAATTTTAAAAGGTGGTTATTATGAATGGATTCCTCAGTTTAACAGCAAAGGTGAAAAAATTGGCGAGATTGCGAAGTGGCGAGCTCCTGGTCATTTTCGTGTTTGTAGCCCTACTAGTTATCACAGGATTGAACTAGACCCAGCACTGGAATGTTGGACACTTTTTATGCCAGGCCCCCAGAAACGTGAATGGGGATTTTTAGTCAACAACAAATGGATACACAATGATGAATACATCGCACAACGCACAGCTACTGCCAAACACTGAGTGGACAGAAGAACAATGGGCTACTTTTCGTAATTGGATTGTTAGTCATCTTCAAGCCGGCCCAGTTACAGTTACGTTCAACAAAAAAGATGGCGACGAACGAGTAATGACTTGTAGCTTACAACCAGAACTATTGCCTCCGGTCCCAGTTAAAGAATCGACTACTGCTAAAAAAGAAAATAATAGCATCATTAGTGTATATGATTTGACAGCACAAGGATGGCGCAGTTTTATTGTCAAGAATGTAACTAATGTTACACTTAAATTATGAAAAGATATTATTTTGCCTATGGCATGAATACAAACATTGGAGAGATGTCAATGCGCTGTCCTAAAGCAATCAATCTTGGTCGTTGTACATTAAAAGAGTATGAACTAAAGTTTAGACATCATGCTGACATTGACTATAAACTTGACAGTGAAATGGAAGGTGTGCTTTGGGATATCACTGAAGACTGCGAACGTGCATTGGATCGATTAGAAGGTTATCCTTATTACTATGACAAAATTGAAGTCGTAGTTATTCCATACAAACCAGTGAATATCAATACACGTATTTTTGCCATGGCATACATTATGACTAGTAAAGGCGCAGAAGAAGCTCCTAGCACTGGTTACGAAGATTGTTTAATTGAAGGCTATACAGCAAATGGTTTGGATGTGGATAAGTTGACAGCAAAAATTGATTCGCTTATAATTAATCAAATAGGCTATGTATAAACAAGACAGCGTTCATCAAGTCTTATTGGATTATAAGATTACTATTACTGGCAATAAAGTAAAGCGTCAGTATGATGCAAATCCATTTACACATATTAACACCAGTTGGGATGATCCTGTTTCTTATAAACAAGAAGAACATGTTCCTATGATTATTACAGAGATGCCAGAACGAGAATTTACAGCAATGGCAGATACACTATGTGAATTTAAAGATTTGATGAAAGATCCGGAAACAGCAAGACTGTTAATGGAAGCAAGATTTATAAATAGACTAAAAGGCAATAGATAAAATGGCACAGCATACACATTATTGGAGTTGTACTCCTTTGGCAGATTGGATTCGAGGCACCAAAAAACTCAGCGCGGCCACTGCCGAAGAATGGGACGAGTGGAGAACAACTGCTAAAATGAAACACAACTTTCGCTACTGGGTAGCGGAAGAGTTCCTTGATGATATTCAAGATTTTGTGACATGGCCTATAAGGAAACTATATGATATCAAATATTACATTAACAACCGTTGGGTTAGTCGCACTCATAGCCTTACCGCTCATGCCAGGGATATTAAACCTGGCCAGTGGCAGGACGTGGGGAACCGCTTTTTGCCTTGCCTATTCAATGAGCTGGTTGATTTTGTTGAGATAGAAACAGCATGGAGCCACATTGCCTGGGGAGACAAAAAAGATACTGCAAAGTATAATCCACCGTTTTGGGCCAGTGGCTGGTTTCGTTGGAGAACTTGGCGTTGCCCACAAGCAGGTTTAGATCACCTTGACTGGGCTATGTCGCTGACTAACAGCGATTGGTGCGAACCAGATAACCCAGAATATGGCAAACCCACACTACAAGCTGTTCGTGCTCGAGAAATCAAAGAGTTGTACACATGGTGGACTACTACGTATCGAAATCGTCTAGACGCACATGATGCTAGTGGTTGGAGTGATTACTGCGAGGCTAGTCGTTTAGCCAATGGAGGCAAGCTAAATTGGGGTGGCAAAGATAAGGATCCTGCTCTTAAAAAGATGGGTGACAAAGCTCTTAAACTAAGCCAGAAGATTGAGAAGCAGTATAATGACGAAGATGAAGCTATGATGATTCGTTTAATCAAAGCAAGAGATAGTCTATGGACATAAATCCAAATTATTGTAGATGCGGAAGTAAGAAAAAACATTCTGATCAATACGACGCTTATTATTGTGCTTCGTGTAATGAATGGTTAGAATCAAAATGCGACGATCCTGAATGCGAATATTGTTCTATTCGTCCAGATCAACCTGTCAACAAAAGTCACGCCTAAAACGTTAAATATATAACAAGGAGATAATTATGAAAAAATTATTCATCATTCTGACATTAGCTTGCGCTACAGTGCCAGCATTAGCACAACACCGACATCATGGTAATCATGGTCATTGGCAACATCGACATCACGGATATTATGGCAACAGTTGGGTCGCTCCATTGGTTATTGGTGGTATAGTCACTTATTCATTAACTCGTCCTGAACCAGTTATTGTACAGCAACCAGTTATTGTGCAACCTAACCCCACAGTTTTACAAAATCCTACCTGCACACCGTGGACAGAAACACAAAGCTCAGATGGCACAATTACAAGAACTCGCACCTGTACTCAGTGATATATTATTAGCATTGCTAATAATCGGATTACATGGATATTGGATATACGCAATAGCTACCTACGATTGGACCAAGTTCGACGAAGATAGCAAAGACGATGATTTTCTAAAGCCCTACGACAATAAATGACAAATTTTTTTTGTCCTGCTCCGTGGAAAGCAATATATTCACATGTCAATGAAATGGCCGTGTGTTGTGCCAACACACGAAAATTTAAAATATCTCCTAAAGAATTTTTAGCCAGCGATTATTTATTGAAACTCCGAGAGAAATTTTTACGTGGAGAAATAGATGATACTTGCACATATTGTGTCAATGCAGAAGCTAATGGTGCTCAAAGTATCAGACAGCACTTCATTGAAAGATATGGAGAAGATACAAAAGAAAATCTTTCCCATATGGAACTTCGTGCAAGTAACTTATGTAATTTTCAATGTAAAATGTGTGATGCAGATAGCAGTTCGTTAATTGCAGGAAATATAAAAACAGTATCCACTGACAATTGGCAAGAAATATTAGAATTAAGTGAAAATTTAAAATCATTGACTTTGACAGGCGGAGAACCAATGATAATAAAACAATATTATCAACTTTTAGATCACTTGATTGAAAAAAATAAAACAAATATTATTTTAAGGATCTATACTAACTGTAGTTCATACAATCCCATTTTTATAGAAAAAATACTAAAATTTAGAACAGTTTTACACCTTAGCATAGACGGCGTAATGGAAACAGCAGAATCACAGCGTATTGGAACAGATTGGGATATTGTAAGAGATAACGTATCGAAATTCATTAGCTTACCAATTGGCATAGTATTTCATACAACGTTTACATCTATAAACATATTAGATGTTTTTTCATTATCCAAATATCTTGTTGAAATGAACAAATTAAAACCAAAATTATTTTTTGTTGCCCACTCAGTGGCAACTGATCATGAATTAAATTTGTCAAATTTAGATGATAAATCCAAAAAAATAGCTATAGACAATATAAACAGTTCTATAGAAATATTAGATGATGCATGTTTTATTAAGTTTAAAAACGAACTAATATCAATCAAAAAATTATTAAGTTGATTTAATGATAAATATTCGATGCGAGCTAGCGAATTTATCCCAGGACACATCAGCAAGGTAGTTAAAGAAGAACATCAATTTTCTGACTACGAACTTGCAGTCATGGAAGGCGGCAACAGTTTAGAACAAACTCAACGTAGATCTGCATTACGTGAAGCAGTCAGTGTCGTTGAAGCCTTTGATAAACCCTATAAAATACTTCGATGGGAAACAGGTGACTTTGGTGATGTAGACGCAATAGCACGATTAGATGACAACACCTTTCTAAGTATCATGTTCAACAAGGGAGTCAGTAAAGATTCAAAAGAAGAAGCATGGAGTGTTGAGTTTTATAGAAACAACAGCCAAGAAGTAACAGGCGAAGGTGATTCTCAACGAGTATTTGCCACTGTGTTAAGTGCTATACAAACGTTTATTAAAAAGTATACGCCTAATAGAATAACCTTTTCAGCTAGTAAAGAAGTTGAGCAAGGACAAAACGCACAAAGTAGAGCTAGACTGTATGACAGTTTAGTTCAACGCTATGCCAGATCCTGGGGCTTTAGAGCTTTTAGAGCTGACACCGGTAACAAAGTTATCTATGAGTTAAATAGAATAAAACCTGTAGCAGAAGATATCAACACTATGAATTTTGAAGAAGGTGATTGTCCTATTTTCGCTATCGCTTTACATCGTTTATCCAAGTTGCCATTAATGGCATTAGTCGAATATGATGAACAAATGAGTAGTACAGTATTAATTCATGCTTATGTAAAACTTGATAATAAATGGCGTATTGATGCCACTGGAGAAACTGATGTTAATTGGATGTTACAAAAATATCCTAACAACGGTAACGCAGAAGAAATAGAAATAAGCGAAAAAGATTTGATTAAATTGGGTTATGGTAAAAACAAATGCCCTGCACTACAACAAGTTCTTCCACATGCCAAAGAAGTTTTACAAACTATAGACAATGAGCAAGGTGTGACGGAAGGTAAAGACTTTGATCGATGCTTTGACCAAGCCTGCAAACTGTATGACCGAGCTGTGAGCAAAAATCTCGAACCAAAATTGGTACAAGTAGCAG